TCCTTCACCAGGTTCGTCACTCGCACAAGTTCCACCTGTCACAACATTGACCCAACCAGACTTACCGTCTTTAGACTTGGATCCCTTAAACCACTTATGTAGATTACCTTCTTGCATTTGTGTTTTAATCCAATCGTCGGGAATCATATTGTGTTTAGCCTTGAACTTATGATGAAGTTCTGTTGTAGAGATGTCATTATCTTTCGCAACCTTCTTCATAAGTTTATCAACTGAATTATAAGAGGTATTATTTAGTTTTACTAAACCTTTTTCAAGATCAGTTACTACAGACATTGGTACGAATTCTCCTATTATTTATCAAATATAAGAAGGTGTCTGGTTTACCGATAATTTAAACAAATTTTAAAATAATTAAACTGGAAGTTTATATTCAGCAAAAGTTTTATCAGTTACTATAAGTATGTTAGTTCCGTCTTTAGATACTGCCAAACCTTCTATATCTGAAACAGTACCAGCACCATAATATCTAGGTTCAGTTAAAGTATCATAATTTTGAGTAGTAGTGTACGTGTCAGAATATGTGCTAAGTTTTTGCTTAGTAAGGGTTGCTGTGGTTATGTCCCAAGCAGTGGAAAGTTTATATAGATAAATGGCTCTTGTAGTATCGCCACCAGCCATGTAAATTTTTGTTCCATCTTCTGAAAAATGTATTGCAATGGGTTGTGATTCATCAGTTCCAGTGTTAAAGGATATAAAATTATCAGTTCTTATTGCTCCTGTTAATTCGTAAGGAGTAGGTAAAGTAAACTCTGTAAGTCTGTCTCTAAGATCAAAGTCCATAACGAAAAACTTTGTTCCATCTTCACTAATGGCAACACCAGAAAGGATATCGTAGGCAGCGGCGCTCATCACATTATCTCCTTGAAGAATACCGTCTATTGACCTAATATCTTTAGGAGTATTAAGTGTATAACTTCTTACATTATCATAAGCTGTATCCACAACAAAAAATCTATCTTCAACTGGTATAATACTTCCTCCAGTAAAGAGAGCACTTACTCCAACAAATTCGGAACTATCAATTCTAATAAATCCTCCATTATTAACTTTAGAAGTTAAAACTTCATTTGTAGAAATTATTATTTCAGTAGTAGAAATACCAACTGTAGTGTTTAATGTTCCAATACCAGTATATTCTGTCAAAAATTTAACAGAAGATTCATCAGTATGTGCAACATCAGATGTTCCCAATTGACCTCTTTCAATGTTACTGATGGTATTATTTGAAATACTCGCAGTAGAAAGACCAATAAGTTCATTTTCAATTGATAAAAACTTTCCAGATCCTGTTGTAATTCCTGACGTAGTATCCAGTGATATTACAGTTGATCCAGATTCGAAATTTTGAGAACCTTCTTCATCAATAACTGTAGTTGACTCTAGAAAATATGAGTCAATGTTTACACCAGCACTATGGCTAGAAGCAGAAATTCCAAGATCACCTCTTGTTCCGGTTACAGCAGTCGTTGCTACACCTACATTAGTATTTGATAGAAAAATACCCAAAGGATTAGCCATTAAATCACCAGAATCTTGATAAAAAACTGCGGTGCTTACATCCCAAGGAGTGCTTAAATCCCATTCCCTAATACGATCAAGTGTTCCTCCAGAAGTATACATTTTTGTACCATCGCTGGTAAATGTTACTGAGTATTGAGAAGTATCTCCAGTACCCTTGGATTGGACAAAACTCGCAGTGCTTACGTCCCAAGGAGTGGAAAGACTATATTCATTTATATCGTCTCCAGCGTAACCTGTGACATACATTTTTGTGCCGTCAGGTTTAAATCTTACCGTGAGAGGAGTTGTTTCTTGAGCACTTACTGAAAAGTTTTGGTTATATGAAGCAGTGCTTACGTCCCAAGCTGTGGAAAGATTGTATTCATTAACGTCATCTCCAGTCGTACCTACGACATACATTTTTGTACCGTCAGGCTTAAATTCAACACCATGAGGAGCTGTTTCTTGAGCACCTACTGAAAAATTTTGTGAAAATACTCCTGTTGATACATCAAAAGGAGTGGACATATTATATTCATTTACATCGTCTCCAGTAGTTCCGACAAGATAGAATTTTGTTCCATCTGGTTTTACATAAATTCCAGCAGGGGTAGCTTCTTGATCACCAACATATAATTTTTTAACTCTGGGAACTGCGGTTGAAACATCCCAAGGAGTTGACAAATCAAATTGCTCAGGTGGTACAAAAATGCTATTACTACCATCATAATAAGAAATATACATTTTTGTACCATCATAATTAAATGTAGGATTCAAATAATAATGTATAGGTCCCCAATCTAATTGAAGAAGTGTAGTAAATGAAGCAGTAGATGGTTCATATGCAGTTGTTAAGTCATATTGATTTATTTCAGAATTTGTTCTGGTATTTCCATCACTAACGTATATTTTACGTCCATTATCACCATAGCTTATACTTGGTAGATTCACATGATAAAAAGGACTGTTACTCGCATAATTCCTTCTCCACTGATAATTATCAATATGATCAGTCTTTTCAATTTTTACCACATTATCAGATGGAGTATAAACACCACCCCAGTCTGTTCTATCTGTGTTTCCACCAATTCTTCCAAGTTTCATTAGGAAATCTCCTCGTAACCAATTATAAGTTCAAGGTCACTAGCAGCACTAGCTAATGCACGAATAGAATCACCTTCTTCTAAATAAAAATATGTATCCTTTGTGCTAAGGATTTGTGTAGCGCCGGCAGGTACTGCAATCGTTTTGGCAATATAGCGATCAGTTGCACCATCGTAAATACTGACACTAATGTCAGCACTGTTCGCACCATCTACATTGGCGCAAAAGATTGAATTAACCTTTAGTACTTTGCCGCTAGCAGCACCATTACTGAGAGCAGCTGCTAAAGATGCTGTGACCGCATATCTAGCAGTTTTGCCAGTAATAGTAGTTGGACTTTTTAAATTTGGGGCTGCCATTTTATTACCTTTATAGTTGTATTTAGAATATCATTCCCATAATTACTGGATCTGGACCTGATGAACCTCCAGAAACTCCAGTTAAATTAGAACCATCACCATAAAAAGATGTAGCACTAACAACTCCAACAACGTTTAGTTTAGTGGCAGGATTTGTTGTTCCTATACCAATATTTCCATCAACAGAACTTAATCCATTATCAGAAACAAGATTTGCAGTTTGTCTGACTAAACTCACGTCTAAGTTCCTATATTGTTTATGGTATTATTTATAAAGATTATCTAGAAGATGTAGTAACAATACTAGAAATTAATACATTACCAATCACACGAAGTTTTGATGTTAACCGTATATCTGGCTCCATTTACCATTATGAGCTTTTAGATATTTACAGAATGCCACTCAGGCATTACTGGCGAATTTACAACTACTTCAGTACCAATACCAGTCACTGATGATTCATAAAGACCTTTGAGTTCATCAACTGTTGTAACATTAGAAATCAATGTTTCTCTTTGCTCTGATACATCAATTACAGCGGCACGATAAGATGCAATTCCAACAGGAACATCAATATCTCTCTCAAACTTTCTTACAACATACCAATCAGTAGGTGCAAGTAATGTATTTGCAGTTTCTTTTGTTTGTGAAATATGAAGTGTCTTGAGTCCTGTTTGAGTATATGGTTCTCCTTCTTCTGGTGTTACTACTTCATCTTCAAGTTGTTTTGGAATTAGGTTTCCTTCTTGGTCATAACCCCAATAATATCTCTGATCCCAACTTGGAGGATCTGATTGCTCAGTAATTCCGATTGCTGCTCTCTGTTCAGGGGTCGATAATCTTAACCAATTTTTGGGATATTGAATACCATCATCAGTTGTAAATGCTCTATCAATTGCTAATGGTTTTCCGTTAAGTATAAACATTTCTTTGGGGTTTATGAGTATTTATATGGACATATAGGGATTATTCACTACTCACCTAGCACGAGCCAGGCTGAAAGGCGATTCCGCAAAAGCGGCGTATATGAAGTTGATGCCCGAATAGTTTGTGCCGCTATTTGAAACGCCAAGAACCCTAAATCCGTTACTTAATAAATCTATTTCATTTCCAGCAGCGGACGCTTCACTTGAGCTTGAGTCAGGGAGCAAACGATTTAAGGAAACGTTGTATGGATTTCTAGCGGAATCATAAATGTACCAGTTGCTTGCAAGATTCGTGGGTTTGATCAGTAAGAATCTGGGCTGAAAACCGCAGTAAACGAATGGGAACGAGGTTGATCCAACATAGCTGCCGAAAGAAGAGTACCCGGCTACTGGGGCGAAGCAGTAGGCGACGTAGGTGCTTCCGCTGTTATTTACGTTTGCGACTGTAGAGCCAAGAAGAAAGCCGAATGTTGTGCTGCTTGTTAAATCTGCAACCATTCCGTTGCCATATGGGCTAACGGCTTCTTGGGTGGAGAAATTTAGGCTATAGCCTGACGCTAGCTCTTTGTGCTTAACAACCCAAAGTCTCGTCCCTGATCGCTGCTTGACAATAACCATGCCAGGGACTGCACCTAAACCGTGGCCAACGGTTGCACTAGAAGAACCATTCCCCGTATAATTAACAATTGAGAAACCAGCACTGGTATTAGCCCTTACCTGACTAGTGATGGAGCCATCGTTGTTGGTGACTGTTGATGAGCCCGCGTCCCAAGTCCAGGCGACGTGCCCTCTATTGTTTTCGTTGATTGTGACGATGCTGCTTGATCCAGCCGAAAGCGTAAACCCGTTGGACGTATATGCCGAAACATAGCCAGCGACGTTAGAGCCTGCCGCTAATTCAGCGTCAGTTCGATTTGAAGCAAGTTGGCCACCGCCTCTAATCACATCAAAAAGTACATTCCAAGTGCTGTTATGTACTCTGTTCTTGATCCAGACAAGATCAGGTGAAAAATTGAGACCACTAATCGTTCGCGGAGAGATGCCGTCACCAGTCCACAAAACAACATCCATGTACTCACTAGGGTTAGCAATTGTTGGCGCGGGAAGGTTAGTCGTGCAGAGTGCCTTATACAACGCACTGCTGGGTGGTATGAAGTTACTGGTGTATTTGGCAGCGCCTTTGTAAATTCGGAGGTCTTGAATGTATCCGTTAAAGTATTCTACAATGGAGTCACTACTACCACTTATAAATTTACTTATAGTAAGCGGTTGAGTGTTAACTGCATTGTAACTAACAGACGTAGTAACGGTAGACCCTATTTGTACTCCATCGACAAAAAAGCGTAGACTTGTTCCACTCCTAGAAACTGCAATGTGATACCACGTCGATGTCGATGGAGTAAAGGGGAAAGTGTAAATGGTGCTTGACCCGTCAAAACGGTAAAAATAAAATTCGTTACCAGAGGGATAGTAGAACATAGACCATGCAGACCTAGCTGTTCCATTACCACTAGCTCCAGTGCCCAGTGTAACTGAAAGGCGTGATACAGTGTTAAAGAAGGCCCATAATTCAACAGTAAAGTCACCAGTGCCAAATTCAAAGTCAGTGTTTGTAGGGGAAGTTAGATAATCCCCAGCTCCGTCAAAGTAACCGCTACTTCCGTAATACTTACTTTGTACCGTGCTGGTCTTTACATCACCTAATGGAGTAACAGTCTTGGCGCTACCACTGCCTTTGATCGTTGCGTTGTAATCGGTGAAAGTAGTGCCGCCGCTACTGCCGTTCATGGGCAGTGCCAGTACCAAATTCGCAGAGTCGCTATCGGTTGCCGTACCAGAGCTAAGCGTTTGACCGTATTCGTCGCTGGTGCTCAGAACCGGTGTCGCGCCAGTAGCGTCCGAAATCCCGATGCTGATGTCGTAGGCGAAGGGGCGTTGGCCGAAGTTGACATGGGTATCTGCGCTTGCCCCCAAAGCACTTCCAGCCCTTACCGCCGGTCTATAGCCACCACTTAATCCAGTAAATGCAACGCCTTGGCTTACATTGTTTTTGTAATAAGTCAAAGTGCCCGCATCAAGATCAAGAGCGATACCTATTACATCACCAGTAGTAAATGACGAACCGTAACTAGATGCAAGGCCACTATTGTATTTGTCACCATTAAACCCATAGTAACAATACGAATCTGCTGTTCCGCCAGGGTAAGTTGTGGTTCGTGAAGCAGTAGACCAGATTCCATAAGCTTCCTGAGCTGATCCTGCTGTAACTTCCCAATACCATTTACCGCTTGTTACTCCAATTGTTCCGGTAACACATGCATTATTTGTTGAACCAGCCGTCTGTAGATTTCCGTTGGATAGAGTCTGAGCCAGTAAATCCAAAGGATTTAACGTCGCATAATTCCCCCTTACCTCGCCGCCAAAACCAGTATCCGTCTCGGTGCCATTAGTGGGAACGTCTACAAGGGAATCGCAGTCATCAGCAATGGTTGTGTCTTGCGTGATGTTGGGTGGTACGAAGTTACTGGTGTATTTGGCGACGCCTTTGTAAATGCGAAGATCGTTGATCTTTCCGTCAATACTATGGCTAATTCCTGTGTAGTTCATAAACCGTCCCACGTACAGTGGTGAAGTTCCTGAATAACCCGAGGTGAATGAACCGGAGCCTATAGAAGTGCCATTTACATACAAGGTTATTGTGGACCCAAGTTTTACAGCAGCAATATGATTCCACTGCGCAGTTGCTACCGTATGGGAAATAGTAATGAGGGAGTCACCACTGCTGCCACCATTTGTGCTCCAATAAAATAGGACAGTTGTTGATGCCGTTGCAATCGCCCACTCGCGTGTGGTGCCGCTGCCTTTGCTAACAAAATAGTTGTAGGTTCTGTTGGTATCTACATAAACCCAAGCTTCGACTGTAAAGTTGGTGGCACTATTTAGGTCTAAGTCACTTGAATGTGGTACTTCAAGATAATCAGTTCCATCTGCAGCAAAGTCAGCAGAAGCCCCATAAAACTTGCTCTCTGATGTTATTGTTTTAGCATTACCATTAGCAGTAACAGTCTTGGCGCTACCACTGCCTTTGATCGTGGCGCTTTCATCTGTAAAGGTCGTTGAATTGTTAGCACCATCCATCGGAAGTGCTAGCACAAGCGAGCTGCTGTTGCTGTCCGTTCTCGTACCAGTGCCTTTGACGGTGCCGTAGGTATCAGTGGTGTTGTAAATCGGTAACGCACCTGATGCTGCGGCAACGGATGTGGGGCCTCCTGTTGCAGCACTGATGTTGTTAACCGTCCAGGTGTGACCATTACCACTAGTGTCCGTGCCAAGCGCAGCGTTTGAACTGTTATCGCTGAAGGCCAGGTGGAAACCGTTTGTACCATAAGTACCGGTGTATTCCTTGTGGTTCCACACACCAGTGGTGGCGTCGAACTCGCCGAAGTCAGTTGCAGCTAATGCTTGGCCGTCGATGAGGTGGATGTCGGCTAGGTAGCCATTTAGATATTGTGGCGCGGGAGAAGCGTATGATCCAATCCGATGCTCAACGGTGCTATTAATGGCAGAATCAAGATTTAAGGACGGAGCACTATCCGTGGTAAAACTTGTTACCTGAATACCATTAACGTAAAGCTTTATACGGTCAGATCCAGTTGCATTTGTGCTATCAAAAGCAACAACAATATGGTACCAAGCCGAGTGATCCCTGAAAACCTGCGATGTAACTTTCCAAGCGGCAGCAGCATATCCGATGACTAAGCGATCGGTGCCACCACCATATCCCGTACCGCCGAATTGAATTGTAAAAGAAGTACTTGTGCTGGTTCCGCCCCTTGCCCCAAGGATGTTTTCTCCTGCTGTTGTCCCACTCTTCTTTACCCACCCCGCCCAAGTCCACGTCTTGCGGTTACCAGCAGATGCTGGGGTACGGTTAAGGTATGCCGAGTCGGCTGAGTTAAACCGAACACTTCTTTCAATGTTATATCCTTCTTCTACTGCTGCTCCTGTTCCTGTCCCTAAAAGTCCAATAGGCAAAAGTTCATTAGGTAAACTCATAATGTTCCAATTCCAATCAATGAATTTGTAATAATACTTGTAGAAGATCTCACAAAATATGTAATACAATCAAGAGCACCAGCACCAGTACTTAATGTAGGTACTGTTGAACTTGGGAAGTCCCAATGTGATCCAAAGCCAACTGTATGACTTCCTGTACTCTGAAAAATTTGAATAATACCAGATTGTCCTACAGTAGTATTAATTGGATTTGATAATACAATACTACCGGTCAATGTAAGAGTAAAATTATTTCCTTGATTTAAATCTAGTACCGTATTTGTATCAGTAGTTCCAAGTCCAACAACATTACTTGCGGCATTTCCTTCTACAAATAAATTAGTTGGTGATGATGTAGTATTTACACCCAAAGTAGATGCTGTTGCTACTGCAGTAATATTTAAACTTGTTGCACCAATACTAGTAGCATTTACGATACCACTATCAGTCAAGTCAATATTATCATCAATTGTAAGTTCCTGTATCTGTCCAGCGGATATATTATAAATTAAAGGAAATCTATCTGTCATTGGTTTTTTGTTATTTAGAAATTAAGTGTACCGATTCCTGATCTTAAAAGTATTGTAGCACCAACTCCTACCAGATTTATAGTTTGTGCTGTTGTACGAGTTCCTATTGTTAGACTACCCTTAATATTTATGGTACCAATACCAGAAGAAACTGTAACTGTAGAAATACCAGGACCTCTAAAGTCAAACAAAGTGACTCCTGTTCCTACTGTTCCTCCTGCTGTTGCAATACCAACTCCAGAAACTCCAGAGAAATTATTAAATGTAAACGCGATAATCTCTACAATATCATTAGCAGCTGCCCCATCATTCAATATAACTGCGGATCCAGAAGTAGCATCATACAAATCATCAGTAAGTTTTACACCATTCAAATAGACATCAACATAACCAATCTCATAAGTTGCTGCAAAGGATGTTTGTCCATCAGTTGCAGTATACTTTGATGATGCTTTATTTGCAACATTATTTGCAGAATCTGCTTCTGATGGTTCAATGAATGTAAATGAAATAATTTCTATAACATCATTAGCAGCTGCACCATCATTTAGAACAATAGAAGTTCCAGATGTAGAAGTATACAAATCTGTGGTAAGTTTTACTCCGTTCAAGTAAACATCAACATAACCAATAGCATAAGATGCTACAAAGGTTGTTTGGTTAGCACCTGCAATATACTTTACTACCGACTTTGATGCACCATTGAAATTAGTACCAACTCCCGTTAGATTTGATCCATCACCAAAAAATAATGTTGCGGTGATGATACCAGTAATATTAACATCACCAGTTCCAATAATATCATTACTATTAAGATCTAAATCTCCACCAAGTTGTGGTGTTGTATCATCAACAACATCACCACCTCCTCCACCTCCTCCAGAGATAGTGACCTCACTAATACCAGTTATTCTACCATTAGAGTCTACAACAATTTGAGCTACATTCGACGAATCACCGTAAGTTGCAGCAGAAGCACCAGTTAATCCAGTTAAACTAGAACCATCACCTGATGGAGTAAGGTAGTCAGTTCCTGCTGTTGCCGTAGAAATGTTTCCTCCACCATCTGCTTTAACAATACCACTTATGGCACCAACAACAGGATCAGTTTCAGTATAAGAAGTCAGATAAGTGGAAGTATCAACAGAACCATCAGCCTTTAGGAACTGTGATGAAGTTCCTCCAGATTTTACTAATGATGTTGCAGTAACAACTCCAGTAATGTTTGCACCATCCAGACCTTCAATTAAATATGGTGTGTTTATTTTATTAGAATTAGTTTGTACTGCATTGCCCATATAATCATGAACACTACACTGATAATGAAGAACAATCGGAGTTATATCAGTTACAACAATCTCAGTATATGTTGATGTTGAAGTAACGTTTGTGGTGTATTGTGTAGTTTTGTCTGCCTCAAGATAGAATCTAAATGGGTGACTTGACATATCACCAGAACTCAAAGTAAATCTATAAGTTCTACCTGGAGTAAATGTCAGGAATGGAGATTCTACTCCATTAATCACATAACCATTACTACTACCTGAACCATTATATCTGTGTGCTGCGGTCTTAGAAGCAATGGTTACTGAATAGTTGACTGTAGTACCGTGTGGTGCTTGCAGGTAATCAAAACCTGTAAATGCTGGAGCAGTAACAATACCAGCAGAAACATTAATACCACCACTATTAACTATAATTCCACTTCTTGCTGTTATTAGACCAACAGAATCAATGTTGGTTACATCCTCATAAGTTAAGGTACCACCAATAGTAACATTTCCACTAAAGGTTGCTATACCGGTAATGTTTAAATTGCCAGTTCCAGTAATATCATTACTATTAAGATCTAAATCTCCACCAAGTTGTGGTGTTGTATCATCAACAACATCACCACCTCCTCCACCTCCTCCAGAAATGGCAACCTCAGAAATACCAGTAATTTTTCCGTCAGAATTAACTACAATCTGAGCTACATTAGATCCATCTCCATAAGTTGCAGCAGAAGCACCAGTTAACCCAGTTAAGTTAGAACCATCACCGTAATATGTTACGGCAGATCCAGTCTTTGCAGTAACTATTCCAGAAATACTTACATTACCAGTGGCATCGAGAACAGTACTACCTTCAGTATAGTTGGAAATTCCTATACTTATGGTTTTTTTTCTATTACTTATAAAATTTGCCATTTTAGTTTAGTGTTTCTAAAATACTTCCAATAAACTTAAGGTCTGTACCACTACTACCAGATAACACTAATTTATCTCCACTTTCCAATACCAATTTTCCTGCAAGAAGATTTGCGGTATCATTTGATGAAATAGGAAACTGTTTTAACATTTCAGTGGTTACTGCAACACCAACAACACTTCTTTGATGAGATAAAGAAACATCAGCAGAAGTTCCACCAATATTTGCAACCTGTGCTAAAAGAACTACACCAGTATATCCAACAGGTGCTGAATAAACGACTGTTGGTGTTACACTTACAACTGCGGTAACTGTTTGAAATACGTTAAGTGCTAAAGCCATTCTATTAATCTCCTCCTAGTGCAAGAATAAAGGGCGTCATTGTTGAAAATAAACTCTTGGAGTAAAATGTTCCACTGATAGTTCCTGTTTGTTGATTAATTTGAACTCCATCACCAATTCTAAAGTTTCCTGATTGATCTGTAGAAGTAAATACAACAATACCTCCATTACGACCATCAGTTTCATTTGCTTGAATGGGAACTCCACCAGCAGCAGGAAGAGCAGTTGCAATATTTGTTCCAGAACCAATGTATTCAAGAGAATGACCTGATGCAAGAACACGACTTTGTTTGAAGAAAGGAACAGTACTACCAACCCCTACTGCATAAGGAACATTATCACTTAAGGTAATGGTACAAATACCAGCAGAAATTGGAGTGGAACTTAAAATTGAATAATATGTTGGAATTAGATTTGCAGTTCCTGTTGCAGTGTTTACTCCAACGTCAGGAGAATCAAAAGTAACTGATGGTACTGAGAGATATCCTCTACCATTTGAAACCATTTCAACACTAGTTACTGAACCATTATTAACTTCACCAACAGCTGTTGCAGGAATACCCCATGGCTCACTTGGATCACTAAAAGTTATATCAACATTCTGTGTATAACCAGTTCCACCAGAACTTACAGTTACTCCACCAACTGTATAGTACAAAGTATCGAAATAAACAACCTGACCATCAAAAGGACGAACTGTATTAATTTTTACAGTTCCTCCTGATTGATAAGTGTGTTGTAAAGTAGAAACTCCAACATAAACTTCAAAAGAAGTTGATGAAGGAACTGCTTGTACCTCAAAAATATATCCACTATTTCCTGAAGGGAAAGTTACAATTCCTGGACCAGAAGAGCAAGTAAATGCAAGTCCTACAATTGAAATACCCATCCCAACATTGAAGTTGTGATCGGAATTCACTGTGATTGTGGTAAGTCCTGTTGTATTTTCATAAAGTGCATTTGTTACATTGAGTGTAGGAACATTTAAGTCCAATACAAAAGTATCTGTGTTTTCTGATGCAGAACTTGTAATAATACCAGTATATTTTCGAGGTCCAATTCCATCAGCAATTAAACCAAAATCACCAAAGGAAGAGTTTGAGTTTGTTAAATCACACGCAGAACCACTACCACAGAAAAATGCAGTTTCATTGGCAATTGTAAAAATAGAAACTAACTGTGCATATCCTTCATTAGTAATAGAAACTCCAATACCACCTTGATTGTATTGAGTATAACTATCAACGACCATAGATTTTAATGGTCCAATTGCATTTTTACCATCAATCTTTAGTCCAATACTATTTGAAATAAAGTTGGTACAATTTTGAATATAAGGTGACTGATTGAAATAACCTACTTGAGTTGGATTAAATGAAAAAATTGCCTTACCAGAATTCAAAGTTCCTGTGTAAGACATCTCTGCAATATAGTTTCCATTTGCAACATAAAACAAATCTTGGTCCGCATTCTGTGGAGATACTGATACCTCTCTCAAACTATCTCCAACGATTGAAACTTGTTTTGGAATTGTAAGAGGATTATTTTCTAAATAAGATCCAGCACTAACTTTAATAACTGTTCCTGTTGTTGCTTCTGCGAGAGATGCTTTGATTGTTCTTTTTGCATCTCCAAGTTTTTTTCCTGTGTTGGAGTCACTTCCGTCTTGTGTAACATAAATGATATTAGTAACTGATGCACCGATACCAACTGAAACAATATCGGTTCCTACACCTGCTCTTTCTCTTCTTACGAATAGTTCTGCATCGTAAGTATTGAGACCAAGTTCCCCTAAAGGTAGATTATTTACTGTCGGTTTCTTTCCAGGAACCGCAGAGCGTTTAATTTTGATTATAGGTGCAGCCATTCAATTCCTTTCATTGTTGGTATATACCTTATATCTCAATATATATTGAGATTTATTAGTTATTTATGAAAAATCTTCTCCTGTCTTTGTCCTTCTTTTAGGTTTCTTTAGCTTCTCAAGTTCTTCATTCTGTTGATTAACCTTTGTGGTCAACAATTCAACTATCTCACTAAGTTGTTTAACTTTTGCATCGTTGGCAATTGATTGTGTAAGTAAGTCAAAAGATTTTTGCTGATATGAAGATATCAGATATTTTAGATCTTGTTCAGTCATAAAATAGAGAGAAATGTCCCTCTATTTATTTCCATATGTCTAATATCAGAATGTACCAGCATCAATAGTGATGTTTTCAAGAGTTCTAGTAGAACCAGAACAATTGATGACTTGTGATTGTCCTGCGCAATCATTGACCCAAAGAGAACCAATTTCAAGTGCTGCATGTGCTGCTGCAGTTAAAACTCCAGTTGATTCGGAGACATCATCACTAATAACAACTCTTGAAGAACTATCGTCCCAATATACTGCTGCCTTCTTGGCGGAAGATGTGTAGTAGTTAAAGATAAGACCAATATCTTTATTGAGATCAGAAGATGGTGCAGAACCATCAACCATTCCCAATTCAAGAAGTTGATCCTCAATCGTAGTTTGAGAAGTATTTACTTGAGTCGTGGACCCATTGACAATTAAATTACCACCAACAGTCAGGTTTGATGCTGTTGCAACAGCACCGGTGCTGTCAGTAATTGTGATAGATGTGGTACCATCTCTTGCTTTTAGGTTTGTTGCCTCAACGGTTGGAACATCAAGAGATGTTGTGATTTGAACAGCTGATGGGAGTCCAATAGTTAAAGTCTGACCACTACCTGAAGTCTCAACTTCATTTGCAGTACCAGCAATGGTCAATGACTGAGTGTCAAGATCAACAGAACCTGTACCCGAATCACCAGCAAAGTCTAAATCTTGTCCAGCGATACTATTTGTAACTGTCGTAATTTCGGTATCAACATAATCTTTGACAGCAGCTGACGTGGGAAGAGTTGTATCGTTATCGTTTGACCCAATACCTTCACTTTCAAGTACAATTGCAGTTGCTGCAAAGTCTGCAACTTCTACATTGGAGAGTGAATTTCCGGTACCATTTACATCAAATGTCTTATTGGTTAGTGTTTCAGTTGATGATGCAGTATCGATGAATGAGAGAGATCCAGAACCATTCGTGGAAAGAACATGGCCACTAGAACCATCAGTTCCTGGCAAAGTATAAGTAAGGTTTGCAGCAAGAGTATCTGGAGACTTTAATGCTACATAATTTGAACCATTATTACTCCCTTCTACAAGATTTACTGAACTACCAGTTGTTGTGTCTTCTCTGGTCCAATAACGATGAGAACCAAAAAACTTATTATTACTTGTTGTACTATCAATACCTACATATAATTCGTATGAATCAGTTGTAAATCCAGGCTCACCTGCTCTTAGACCAGGAAGATTAGTAAGAAGACCCCTCTTAAATTGTAAAACAGGTGACGCCATCTTTTTATTGATTTTTCTATTATTTAGTTACTCAAAAGGTTCCTGCATCCAAATCAATCTTATCGTCTAAATCAATATCAAGAGTATCTACGAAATCTGTTGGTAATCCTGGTTGTGTTAATTCCAATGATGAAGCTGCAGAAAGAACATCATCTGGATTCACTGCAGTGTATTTTTGTGTAGATGCATCGTACATGATCACATACTTATCACTTACTCCCGACACATCTACATCTGAAAGTTCATTTAAAGTTCTTGCCATAATTACTCCTGTTGCTATAGTTGTCTTTATTACTGGTTTGTTAGTTACGGTTACGACTCTTACATTGATAGGGTTAGTTACGACTCTTACGTTGATAGTCATAGTGATACAGTCTCCTTAACAATAACATTACCTTCTAAAACTTTTGTGATCTCTCCACCAGGAGAGGTAAGTAACACGTCATATTGACATCTACCACTTGGTAATTCTACAGTTTTATCCGAAGCCATTGAGATTCTAACAGTGCTGTCAACCACAGTTGTCGTTGTAGAAAAAGTGTAAGCAATTCCTGCAGTAGAATGCTTTCTTAGTTTAGAAGTTGCAATATTATTAGTCAGATTCAATCCTGAACCATCTTCCGCACCAAGAAAAAATGTTTCTTCAAAATAAGTTCCTTTTTGAATTACAAGATTGACTGAACTTACTGCTGCCATTTTCTTTTAGAGTCTTTTAACTATTTATTATCTTTTTGAGGTTTCTGCTTCAAGAGTTTTTGTAACTCTGCGGTAGAACCAACAAATAATGCATTATTAACAGTTGTTGGGCCCTTAAGGTCTTTTTCTTCACTTACATCTTTTAATTTCTGTTGAAGTGTAAGTAACTTATCTGTTGCATCTGCTACATTCTTGATCAACTGACCAGCAACTTCATATGCTCTTGGCATTTCACTTTCTTGAGCCAATTCCAAAATACCATTGATTGCTTCTTGACCTTTTTCAATAATCGAATACAAATTACCTCTGGTATATTCGTAGTCTTTTTTAATATCCTCAGATTGTGATCTAATATTCTCAATTTTTTTCTCTACAATAGGTTCTACTGGTGTAGTTTCTATTTCTGTGGAAGAAACATCAAAAGTTTGGTCTAATTCATCATACTTTTTAGTCATGGATTATTCTCAAAAAACATTACCATCGAAACCAAAGTTGTCGCCGATTTCAATCAGAGAATTATCTGCTGCAGTAATCTTACCAACTTTTGAACCTAGTAGATGGTTCTCAAGTGATGTTTCATCTTGAGCCCTATCAACGATAAGTTTATTACCGCTCTTGGATTTAATATACATCGACTCTTTGTCGATCATAATATAAGATCTGACCGGAATATTTGTTGCATCATCAACTTCGATGACACCATCATCAAGATCAACATTTGTTGACAATAGGGTTACAACGTCTCCATCATAATTTTTGGTTGCTCTAGGAGTAACCTGATAAGTAAGATCTCTCTCTGCAGTCCTAGAACCTTTAGAACCGGCAATATAACCAATAGAAACCTTATCAATGATTTCACTACTAACATCCTTCACAGGGCCGTACACGTATGTCTTCGCAGTAAATGTCAGTGTATATACAAGAGCTCTTCTGGTATCAAAATTACCCCCATAATCATCCTCCATCTGAATGGTATCAAGGTTGACTGGAACATACTTAACTTCATTCAAGTTACCTAAAAACTTGATGGGAAGTGAATACGCGGGCTGAAAGTACGGTAAGATTTGTTCGACAATCTGTAACATATCATCATTCAACTTTGTCATAATCGAAAGCTGAACTGTCATATTATATGGAACTGGAACGTAGGTTCTCTTTATAGAACCATCTGGTGTTTCAGTTACGATTGTTTGTGTTTGAGTTACTTTTCTACTTGGGTCATATTCAAGATTAGTAAATTCAAAAGACATTCTTGGAAGAGTAACCTGAACTGGACGATTCAGATTTGCCTCTTGTTCCATTCTTGCAAGAAACTTTTGAGTGGGCCCATAAGCAAGAGGAACTTGGATGACACTAAAAGTATCATTATCTC